GCCGACTCGATAAGAAATCGGTACGGTGCCATGACCTCCGCAGCTGATTGTTTTGCCGTGTTCATAATAACGTTGCGCTCAAGTTTCCGCTGTTGTCGACCGTCACGCTGTAACGTGTGCCATTTGGGCTTTTTAGAATTAGCCTTGCGTCACCAACCTCAACGTCGCGGTTTTTCTTGTGGTTTAACTGATCGGCTTGCTCTAGGTCGAGGTTCAAGGTCGACTGATAGCTGCCGCTGTACTTTGCTGGCGCGTCTTGCAATCTCATCGCTTGCTGCCCTCAACCACATCTAAACGCATCGTGCCGACGCGCCAGCTGCTGGCTGTGTTGCCAGTGACGCGCATCTGCACCTGGCGGCCCTGGAAGCGCACGTCGGTGGGGTTTGCCATAGTGAACGGGCCAAAGCTTGACTCTGACGCATTCGGATAGAGGCGGGTCTTAAATGTTGCCGTCACATCGCCCGCAGTTTTTTCGTCTGGGATCAAAGAACGTGCAACAACCAGACGATCACCGGCACCCAACTGAATCGGGCCGGTTTCGGCAAAGACGACGCTGTCGTCGTCATACGCATAGCCGCACTCGTGCTCATAGATGTAGCCGTCGGCGGTTGCGTAATTTGGATATACAAACGTGCCAGCATCGAAGCCCGCCGTGCGCGCCAAGGTGCCTACCTGCCAGTGGCCTTCCATGTAGTTGTAAGAAACGTAGGAGTCGTTCTCGCTTGACCCCTCAGACGGGTAAAACCACACCACTTCTGAGAACTGCGAATTGAGTACGCCAACAACCTTGCTGCGCTGGCTATCATTAAGATGCTCAAAGATGAAGTCACCCACAGCTGACCGCAACGGCTGCACCCTGCCGTCATAAACAAAGAATCCGTTATTACCCATCCAGTAGGCTGCTTGGTCTGCGACGACGCAAGCGCCGGCGCTGATCACGCCACAGCCGCTGCCTACCTGGCTAAAGCCATAAACAAACGGCGGCCCTTGGTATCGAGCAACGTGGGCGTCAACGTCTGTCAGCAACAGCGTCTCGCCACGCATTCTGTGGCCAGACACTAGATTGCCATTGGTGGCCAATGTGAAGCTGCCTGCTTGGTTCGTTGCCGCTGGCGTCCATGTGTTTGTGTCTTCCTGGTCGCTAAATGCAACCTTGTTACCTACACCGCCAGCGCCTAACGCGAATACAAACCGTTCTGGTGTCACCACAATTGCGGTGTTGCTTGTGGGCGCGTTGCTCAACAGCGCAGCCACAGAGGACGTGTTATTCGCCCACTGGTAAATCTTGCCGTCTGATGTTGCGCAGGCGATTAGGTACTCGCCAAATGTGTCTAGGCTCCAAGTCGTTGCCGGTGTATATGTTCCACGGTCTGGTCGTGGGGTGTTCCACGCAAACGTATTCCAGGTCAGGCCGCCGTAGCCGAGGTTCTGTACCGCATTCGCGCTGCCTGCGGTAAATCCTGCAGGGGTAATATCGGTCACCGTTGTGTCGGTGTTAATAAAGTACAGCTTGCTGTGCGTACCTGCAGCGGTGCGTCGATTACCGCCATTGTCTAGCCAGCCAATCAAGGCTCAGCAGACGCCGGTCATCGCGCTTGTTGTGCGAGCGCGCCAGCCGCCTACCGGCTGCATCGCACCCTCGTACCATCGCACCAGGTTGCTGTCGCTCCATGCGTTCGCCTGCTGCAGCGCGGTGCCGTTTTTCTGCACGCCAGGTGGGATGGCTAAGCTAAGCAGCGGCATCTTGGTACTCTCCGGTGCGGATCATATCGGTCACCTCAACGGCGCGGTTGCCTACCTGCTTCGCCCAGCGGCTGTCTAAGAACTCGTCAGCTGCAAGCATGTAATCGCCAGACGCCATGTACGCCAAGCTTTTCTCAAACTTGCACAAAACTGTCAGGCCAAGGTTGAAGGCGATATCGATTATTGCGTCTTTGCGTGCCGCGTCTAATCCGTCAAACCAAACAAACGCGCGGTTCAGCTCATGCCGCACGCGAGTAATGTCATTGATCAGCAGGAAGTCTATCTCGTCATTGTCCAAGCCTAAGCCGGTAGGCGAGATATTGCGGCCAACGCCGATTGTCTCGTAGCCTGCCGAGCATGTATAAACTTTTGAGCGCACGCCTTCGTGCCGCTTAAGCATGTCGATCAGCTTGTTGCTCATTTTTTCCTCATGCCCATTAGTTTGTCGACGCCTTTAATTCCAAAGCTGGCGCTTACTGCCAAAAACAAGAGGTACTGATACCACTCAGGCAAACTGTTAAGCGCCTCAAAACCCAACTCGACACGCTCAATCACTGACGTGTCATTCATCGCAATGGCGTAACCGACCATAAACACCGGCACCGCCAGGACAACAGTCCAAAACTCGTCTTTCCAGCTAGCCCCGCTTGCGGCGGCCATTTTCGCCTCCCAATCAGCGCCGCTTTTTATCTGCTCAAGCTTTGCGGCTTGTTTGGCTTTACCAATTTCTTGGCGGTTCTTTATGACCCCACCAACAAGATCGGTTACTGGCCCTAGCAAAGTGCCAAGCAGCGCCACGGTCAGTCGTACTCCTTCTCAGGATCACGAAAAAAAATATCGCTGCCGGCCAATGAGCGGCTAATCCGCCTGGGTCTGCAGTGGCAGTCAAAGAACCTATTCAACGGCTTGCTGCTAAAGCCGTCAGTGTTGAACACGTCCTGCCGATTTAGCGCCTCTGACATCTCTGTGCAGCCAGTCAGAGTCTGGAAGGCCTCGTTGGCAATGACGTTTTCTTGTATGCCTTTTTCCGCGCAAACCATCATAAAAATGAGCATAGTCTCGCCCATCACAGCACTTTCTTCTTGCGAATGGCCTGCGTAGCTCTCTCCGTCACAGCCTGCAAGTCCAGCGTGAGCTGGTAAACCTCTGTGTCCCAGGCGGTGCCTAGCGTCAGCGGGCCTTGGTTCTGCACATAAACTTTCGCCCCGTATGAGCAGCGTTGGTGATTACGAGATAGCCAAGCCATCGCTACTGCCTTGCGCCTTGCGGGCGGATGAACGTCCGCCAGCATTCTGTATTCGCGCAAGTCGCAATAAAGGTTTGGTTTTGCTGGGTCATATATCTTTACTGCGCGTTCTGGATCATCAACTCGATTAGCGTTTGCAATTTTGCGTCGCTGTCGCGTGCGGTTTCGTTCATCTGAGCCAATGACTGAGTAATCTGCTCGATGGCTTGGCTGTTCAATTTTCCCGTTGTGTCGGCTTCTTCTACTTTGACTTTTATCTCGGCCACCTCTTGCGCGGTAGCTTCTGCGCGGGCTTCGCTGGCCCCGTACACCATGAGGCCGGAGCCAACAGCAAACACCAGTGGTAAGGCCCACGTCGGAATAGAGACGCTTGATCCTTCGCTCATATTTGACTCCTAAACCAAAAACTTAGTTGCGATGATCGTTGCAAAAATTACGGGGTACATGCCCCATATCATCATTTCCATTCGATCCATCTTCTTGCCGCCAGATTCTAGCCGGCGGTTAATTTCTTCGTAGCGCAGCAAGCACTCTCGTTCGTGCGATTCAAGCTTTGCGATTGCCCGCTCCGTAGGCGTCATTCGTCGCCCTTACTCTTTGCCTGCCCAATGTTGAGAGCCAACAGGTCGACGAACTTTTGCGTAACGTCCATTACTGCACGACCTCTTGCTCGTTCTCGACAACCTCAATCGAGTCCTTGATGTCTGCAGCCCAGCCGGAGATTGCTCGCTCAGTTTCAATCAGCTCCATAGTTAATTTCTGCTGATGTGTGCGCAAAGCCTGTATGCGACTGACCATCGCCTGCGCCTCGACGTGCAGGTCTTCTAACAGGTAGGTTTTTTCGTCGATGGTAATTGTTGGGCGAGCGTTTGACTCTTCAAGACTATGTATGTCGTGTGTCTCAGTGACTTTTGTTTCTTCGCCCATTACCAAGGTACTCCATCACCGCTCACTGGGTTTTTGCTGAGTTCAATTTGATTAGCGACTGATGCTTCGCATGCTTCAACCTGCTCCTCACCAAGGGCTGCTTTAGCCCAAGCAATAGCGTCTGCTTCAGAAATGTCTGCGTAAGCTGTGAAGCTGCCTGCATCTGGTGCTTCTAGCGATATAGTGCCGTAGCAGCGTCCATGATGCTCACCATCTGAGTCGGTACATTGCCAGTGCAGGGTTGTTACAACGTCGCTTAGGTCGCCGTCGGTTAGGGTTCTGTTCATTGAGGATACTGTCCATTGCATTTTTATTCTCCTTCTAATGCCGCTATGCGGGTTGTTAATGCTTCAATCTGCTCTTGTTGTTCTTGCATTGCTTTGACCAACACGCTCACAAATCGCTTGTAGTCAACTGTCAGCGGGTTATTTTCATCGTCAAGCCCGACTAGCTCTGGTACAACCTCAGCGACTTCTTCGGCTATTAAACCAACATCTGTGCGCCCATCATCCTTGTACTCAAACATTCTTGATTGCAAAGCATTTACCGCTGCCAAGCCGTAGGTTGTGTTATCGCGGATGTTTGTCTTAAAACGTTCGGATGAGGTGTCATACGACACTACCGAAGTCCCTGTGTGGTAGCGTAAATCGGCGTTACCTCCACTAGAAGTTATGTAATCCATAACAGTGCCAGAACTGTCAATGGCCATAGCGCGGGCAGTGCCAAGTCGCCATGTGAAAGAAGAAGCCCGATGTTCTTCTGAGGTGTATGCGCTGCCGTCGTAGTTCTGAATCAGATTGGATGTTGAGGTAAACGCTGGGAAAACCTGATGCTGTGAACCGCCTGATGCACCAAAGTTAATCAAGGGAACACTGAAAGTTGTGGTGCCGCTTGTATCCACAGCGACTCTACTGTTTGCAGCACTACCGTCGTAGTAATAAAGCTCAAAAAGCCCGCTATTGTCTTGCTTAAAGTAGTGATTAAGTGACGTTCCGTTGTAAAAGGTCAGATAAGCGTCATTTGAAGCCCCAGATACGATTTTTATTTGAGTATCTGCCGCGCTTTTTACAACAAGATTTTGGTCAGGGTTATCTGCCCCGATGCCCACGTTGCCATCCGTTCCCAATCGCATGGCTTCCCCGCCTGACCCGACATTAAACACCAACGGAACATAGGCTCCAGTGCTGCTGTAGGTGGCGTTAAAGCCAGCAAGACTGCCTGAGTGAAACACTCTCAGAACAGAGTCATTTGCAGATGCTTCGATTCCTAAACCTGTTGTGACGCTTGCTGCACTGTGTTTAATCTTGGTTCTGAATGTACCGGCGCTGCTAGTCCCGATGCCCACGTTGCCGCTTTGGTCAATTTTTAGTCTACTTGCGACAGTGCCAGAAATTCGTGTTTGAAAATCAATAGACCCTGTTCCATTGCCGCCAGCATGTTGACCAATGTTTATATAGGCTAAATCCCTATTACTTCCCGCTGCATCCTTACCATTGAAGCCAATGAATGAAGAAACAGAGTCAGCCGAATAGCTTCCATTGTCTTCGATGGTTAACGCAGCAGCATCTCCCGTAAGCATTAAAAGCGTGTCGGGAGATGGTTCCCCGATGCCCACGTTTTCCGAACTATCAATCGTTATGGCTATGGCGTCTGCATTATCATCAATACCGGGGCTAGTAAAGCTGCCGGTGAACGTTGGATTAGCAATAGGTGCCTTAGCGTCTATCTGAGTCTGTATGGCAGAAGTTACGCCGTCCACATAGTTAAGTTCAGCAGTGGTTGCAGTAACACCATCAAGAATGTTGAGCTCAGCAGCGGTAGAGGTAACGCCGTCTAGGATATTCAACTCTGCGGCGGTGCTGGTTACTGTGGTGCCGCCAATCTTTAGCGTGGTGATGTCAGCAGTTGTCAGTGATGAGCTAATTAAAGTCACTACGCCGGTTGAGTCAGCAATCGACCCCGCAGCGGTGCCATCTTTGGCTTTTATGTTCGTGACTTCAAGATTTGTTAAATCAAGGTTCGTGGTATTCAGTGTCCCGATGGTTAGGGTCGCACTGGCCGAAATGTTATTGAAGTCAGCCCTAGCCAACTCAAAGCCGCCAGCAGTTGAACCATCATTAACGTGCACCGAATCGTTGGTGGTGTTTACAACAATTTCACCTTCTGCCCCGGTAAATGCGGCAACCTGAGTGCTGGTGCCTCTTCTGATTTGTAGTTGTGTTGCCATCTCAGCCCTCTA